CCACTACCGTCACCAGTAGCCATCTCGTTGAGTCTAAGGTTATTTACATATGTACTTGCCATATTTTTTCCTCTGTAAAATCATATCATTAAGCTGCAATATCTTCCCAATCAGGAGTTTGTGATGTTGATACTTCGCTATAGTTAGGTGTTTGTGAAGTAGAAACTTCAGTATAAGTTGTTGTTTGTCCAGGAATTACACTACTCCAAACTAATAAATTCTCTAATACTCCTGTTCCATGTATTCCTGTTGGATAAATATTTGCACTAGCAGAAGTAGTAACAGAATTTAATGTTCCTGTAGCTGCTCCTAAAGTTATAGGAATTATATTAACAGATACAGTGGTTACACTGCCTAAAGCTGTCGTTCCAACTACGTTAGTAGGATAAACATTAGCATCGCATGTGACCGTTTCATCACCGAGTCCTATTGTTGATGCGGTACCAGTAACCCCTTGTATTGCAAAACCAGCAGCAACTATAGTGCCAACTGCGCCAGTACCCGCTAATCCCGTTTCTGTTAGGTTGCAATCTCCTCTAACAGATTCATTGCCTACTGCTCCTGTTCCCGCAACATTCGTGATAGATACAGCAACACTCGTAGTGCCAAATGTACCTGATCCCCAAGTATCGCGACCCCAACCAGTAGCCATGAGTTATTAAGCTATTCTTATAACGGCGTTTGAGGCATCAGCAGTAGGAAAGGTAATTGTAAATGATCCTGCTGTAGATGTTTTATCTGCACCAAAATCAAAGACTGCAACTGTAGGGTCGCCTGAAGCTGAATCATTAAAAATCATACAGCCTCTTGCAGTAATAGTTGCAGTGCCAAAAGTTAAATCAGCGAAGTCTGTAAATGCCGTTGTTCCTGATGTTGTTGGGTCTATTCGAGTTAATGCTGAACCTTTAGCAGTATAGTTTGTCCCGCTAGCTTCATTTGTCGTTGTATATGCAGTTGTAGCTGCTGACATTGTTGCACTACTTGTATAAAGTGCCAGATTAAATGTACTGCCGCCAGAGAGTAAAAAATTGTGCTTTCCTTCTAACAGTTCTTTTTTAAATGAGGTTGCCATTGCTTGAGTGATAGCCATAATTAAAGTCTCCTAATGATATTGGCTAGGTCTTTATGACCCTGTTGTTCTAGTTGATTACATACAGTGCAAATATGATTTTTTATTCCTTCTTGCACATAAAATGTAATTACCATTTTACATTTATCTCTAAATGCGTGAGCTTGTGCTTTCACCATAGGATCGGCAGTATCACTTATAGAAATTAGTTTATTAGTAGCCATTTCAGCTATTTCTTCAACAGTATGACCTCGGTTTTGAGTTGTTTGAACCCCCAAATCACCTATTGATATTTCAAATTTATCTGTTTGCATTAGTATTTTTTAGGTTCTGGTAAATTTAAATCTATATCATTTCTATCTATCATACCAACTGGCTTTCTTTTTTCTTCAATTTCTATATCAGAAAACTTGCAAACTTTTATGCCGGAACCATTTTGGTAAGTAATTTTGGGATCGTCTAGCCTATGATAACCATATAGCTTGTCCTTAAGGTCAATATTAGTATCTAATAAAGATGATCTAGGTGATATTGATACAATTATTTTTGCATCCATGCATTTAGATAACCAAAACTCAACACAAGCTCTACCTGCTTCTGCAAAGTGCATATTGCCTTTATAAGTAAAATCTACACCAAATAGAGAAATGCTCTTTACTTTTTTACATAAAGCAAACGCAATAGAGTAAGCAATTGTGTTATTAAAATAAGAACAGCCAGTTTCTTCCACAACAGACTGCAGTGGATATTCAATAACAGCAGGAACCCTGGCATCTAATTCACAAGAATAGATAGGATAATTCGCTAATGGCAATTGCATTCTCATCATATCCGTCATGCCGCCAGCATCTTCAGTATCTAAAAATCTACTCATTGGGTCCAATATAAATGCTCGACCTATATTAGGTAATGCGCCAATCATTGCATTAATAGCCCACACTTCATCAAAAATAACACTATTAATTTGGGATAGATGAAAATCTATTTGGCTTTGCCCCATAGCAACTATTGCTATATTCTTACCTTGCAATGGCTCTATTGATGTCTTGTCAGACATTTATTCTTCTTTGTCCACTCCTGTAAGCATCTTTTCTATTATAGCCATCTGATTCAAGCGTAAGGCGCTCTAACGCCTCTTTAAACCTTTTTTCATAATTATCAAGAATATCTTGCTCACCTTTCATATAAGTATAAGCTTCAGCTAAACTTCCATATAAAAGAGCTTCGCTAGCATTAGTCCCAAGCCATGAAGTTCCGCTTGAAGCTGCAGTAATTGACTCAGGAATATAGAAATAATGAATTTCTACTGTATAGCCTGAATTTGGTGATGGGCCAACTATAAAAAAATCATTATCGAACTGCGCGTAATGCTTTGGAACACCTGTTGTAGCCGATGCGGGATATGCTTCTCTTATAAAATTAACATCTTTATTAAGTAAGTAATTATAATTACTGTCACCATCTATAACGGCTAATGAATAAGGATACAAATAATCTGTTGGCGTTGCCAAATAAGAGTTGCCACTTGTAAATGTTCCTGTTTGATTCTTTCTAAAGTTAGGAAGCTCAACAGATTTAATTATTCTATTCTCAGCTTGTACGATTATATTTGTCATATTAGAAACAAAAGATGCTTCAGTGTTATCAGTATAATCTTGTATAGCTGATTTCAATGTTGTAAATGTCCAAGCCATATTATGATGTACTCACTGTTAATTTTCCTACTTTGCCTTCCATTTTAAGTCCCATAGTGCTTGATCCAAATTGGACCATTCCACCACCTATAGGATTCCATGCAGCATATCTAGTAGAATCAGCCTCTCCTCTGTCAACTCTAGGGTTAAACAATGCTTGAGGATCAACAATATTTAATTCGCCAAGTTTAAGTTGAGGCTGATCTTCATCAAGGCACTCCCTGCAAACTCTTAAACCATTTCTTTTGCTATCTTCTATTTGATAGTGCAATTCATTTAGCTTATAGGTAAATCCGCATCTATCGCAATCTCCTAAAGCTCTTGATGCTCTTGCATAACTCATAACTTTTAGTAACTGTTATATGATAAGTCAGGAACAAATCGCACTGATGCTTTTTCTCTATCAGCATCGCTAACATCGTCCCACAATTCATCATATCTTTGCTTAATCATAGGAATCCTATTTAAAGCCTCTGGATTCTTGCAAGCAATATTATAAGCTAACGCATAAGTCAAACACGGCAAATACCTTGCTGGAACATCTGCATTATTGCTAGTAGGCTCACCTACGTCTTCTATTCTTTGGATGTAGTCATAAACCAAAGTATATGTTGCTGTACTATCTGGGGTGGACCATAAGACAATATTAGATGTAGAGGTGCCTTTATCTATATAAAACTGAGTTGGTTTAGACTGATTTAGCTTGGTTGCCTGATGATTATATTCAGTCCTTGAAATTCTATTTAAACGCTGATCGAACTGCTTACTAATATCTCCTGAATCTGTCCTAATAAAAGCATCAACAACATCTAAGGCAGAGCTTGGTAACGCATAACTATTTGTTCCAGCAGTAATGGCCTGTGTATTCTGCTCAATAGACCAAAGATTTGTACCTTTGTTTTGCCACTCCAAAAAAACTAGATTTAAAGCTCTTTTAGCGCCACGATACTGGTAGCCTGAGCGAATTTCCATACCACAAAGATCATAGGCTTCTTCTAGAATATCGCCTATGTCTAAGTTAAATGTAGTAGTTCCACTTGTTGCCATAATTTATCCTGTATTAACACTTCCACCTTTTAAGAGCCTGCCTAAGCAATGAAAGCTAACTAGGCTTTTCTCTTGCTAGTTGGTCCACCACCAAATGCTTTTTTAACATATTCTTTGTATGATTTTGTAGAAGATTCTTTGCCTATTTCAGTTCCACCACCCATGTTAAATTTTCCACCTTTACGATACATAGAACTCATAGGAGCTTGTGGCATCATCTCAGCGTTAGGCTTATTCCTGCTCATGCCTCCTCCCATATATCCTGACGTACCTCTATTTTTCTTTTTTAAACCCATATCTTTATTTGGCATAATAAATTCCTTTATTTTTTTGTAGATTTTTTAGCTACAGTTTTTTTAGCTGCTTTCTTTTTAACTGGCGCTTTTGTA